TAACCCTTCACTCTTTTTGCGAGGTCTTCCACGCTTGGTAGGCTTCTTTCCGATTGGTTTGGATTCGTTTTCTTCCATTGTCTAATGTATTCCAAATTGAACGCTCACTTATTTTTGTCTCTTCGCTTATCTTCTTGATGGTCATATCCGTATTGTGGTACAACTTAAAGAGCTTGGTGTCGTACCAATGCCACGACTCTACCTCATCCCACAACTCGTCTAAAAGGCGATTGTAGGCGTTTTCTGAATCGTAGTTAGGTTCTTCCATCTCCCCATCTATTTCCTCCAGCATTTCAAAGGACATTGACTTTTGGGAGGATATGAATAGGTTTCTTAAAACAACAAAGACGAAGTAAGTATTTACCTCGTCCTCGTTATACATAATCCTTTCGGGGTTCTCTACATACTTGTACATACGCAAGTACATATCTTGAACCAAATCTTTAGCCGAATCTCTATCCGCTCCGAATGACATCGCCATACGAATCCATTCATCATTGCGCTTGGCTAATAATTTTAGTATCACCAGATTGCTTGTACAATAAACACGCCAATAGCAATTTGGAACTCATAGCGGTATCCAATGTCATCATATCCATCTTCACCCCAATCAAGGTAGTTAAGTCCGAACATTATTCCTACGAGAGGCGAGATGCGGAAGGTCATATCAATTCCTTTAGTTTGAAGAATTTTTCCTTGTAAATATACAACTCATCAAGTTTTTTTTGGAGGAGTCGTTTTTCTTCTCGTAGCTCCTTGACTGTCTGAAGTAAATCTTTGGTCGTTAGGTAGGGAAGGTGGTCATCTCCATCGGTTAAATCCTTTCGGTAGTCTACTGCTTGTTCATACAATTCCTTGTAGTCTTTGTAGACAATCAACTTGTGGTGGGACTTTAGGTAGTGGATGACCGATGCGTGATTGCGACCAAGAATAGAACCCATCTTACTTGGCCCAGCGAGGTTGTGGAAAGCATTAGCAAAGGCGGTACGCGCATAGACGATGGGTCGCTTTCGGCTTTGGTCTTCTACGATTCCTAATCGGTCAAAGAAGATTTCTTTCGCTGCATAAAGTTCCGTTATTTCCATTGTCCTCTGATATAGGTTACTTCATCAATTTCGTTATTGACAAATTTAGTATTAATTTCCTTAAGGCTCATCTCCCATATACCTCGTTGGCTTTTAATGGTGAGCATCGTTTTCTCTTGGAAGTTGTTGCATAGAGTCTTGCAAGTGCATCCCTTACAATAGTAGGTGAGGCGTTCCGTGATTTCAAAAACCTCCCCGCTTTTTGAGCGGATGTGGTCAGAGGGTTGGAAGTTCTTATAAGTTCTCGGCTGCATTGTCAAGGGCATTTTGTAGTTTGTCAATGGTTTGCTTCATCTCTTGGTTCTCAAGTTTTAGTTTAGCGTTCTCCAATCGGGCTTCACTCAAGAAGCGATTGACGCTGCGTTCGTAATCTATAAAATAGTTCATCACCCTATCCACCTCCACAAGGTCAATAATCTTGTTGATTATATCGTTCTGCTCTTGGGTTGTTTCTGCGTAGTGAGCGCAGTCGTTAAGCCAAATGAGGATGGCCCCAAGAAGCATCTGCTTTTCTCTGATGTGGAGTTCGTTGAAGGTGGGGTCAGAAGGGAACATCCTCTTGTTTTTTAGTTTCGGGCAAGGTAATTAAATTCTTGTAGCCGATAATATATCCGACATTGTATTTGATAGATTGAATTCTAATCGGTTGGTCAAGGGGTGTAGGTCTGCCTCCCGTTTCAAGTTCTTTCACCTTGCGGATGTGGATGTCGGTGTAAATCCAGTCTTTTTCGTGCATTGTGTATCTTGCAATCACGACAAATTCATCACATCTATTGACGAACTTACCCCCTCCTTCAACATCACTTGCCATTGGGGGCATTGGGTGTCCTTCGTATGGATGTCCTTTGTAGTGAACTTTGCGAAGAGCTTCCGTAACGGGATGAGTATTTAAAATCAATGTAACATTGAACTTCTTGCAGAACACTCGCATATGGCTTGTCGCTTCGTAGTGGTACTCGTGAGTTGAAACCTTACCTAATTTCTTTTGGTTTATCGTTAGGGAGTTGTATGGGTCTATCAAAACACCCTCAAAAGGAAACTCATCATATATTTCCTCCATTGTTTCCAAGAGACTGAATACATCATACAGTTGTTCGGGGTCAATGAAGGCAAAATGCGCTTGTACATAGTCGTATTTCCTTGCGAAGGTCACATCATCAACATATTGGATTTGCTTCCCACACAGGAACTCAATCAACTTTCGTTGGATGCTCTTGACATCGTTCTCCGATGAGTATACCAACCACTTCGTTCCGTTGTTTAGTGTGTGGAGGAGCATCAAGTAAAGCATCGTGTGGGTCTTACCGACATTGGCGTGACCCGTTACCACGATAAAGTTGCCCCTCTTGAACCGCAAATAGTCATCAATCTCCGAATGTCCAAACTTGGAAGCTTCGGGGATCAGACCTTTACGGGCTTTTTGGAGGTAGTCAAAGACATCTCCGTTTCTAATGAGTGAGGGGTGAGTCATAAAAACAAAGGAAAGAAAAAAACCCCACCGAAGTGGGGCTTAATTAGAATGGCATTGATGATTCTTGGAAGTGCGCCTCGTAGGATGCACCTTGCGCTGCTGCGCCCGTGACTACGGGGAGGTACTTGTCTACAAAAGAGGGGATGTCCGTGATTTGAATCTTACCACTTGATACCAAGTCAATAGCACCTTTGAAGACTACGCTACGCGCGATTTGTTCTGATTGGTTTGAATTGCTCACTTTGGGGGTGTAGTTAGAGTTAGAGGTTGGGAAGTTGCTTTGGTCGCGTTGAATCTTGATTCCGCCACGCTCGTTCTTGGTGTATTGGACATCATCACCCACCTTGTAGGATGGGGAGGTGGATTTAGCGAGGACATTTCCATTGTCATTGTTGTCAAAGGCGATGTCAAGGATGTGAAATTCCTTCCACATACGACCCGTGTCTTGGAGGCTTACGATTTTAGGCATTATGAATTGGGGATTTAGTTACATAGAGATAAGTGGAGATGTTTGCTTTCTTGTTGGCTTCGTAGAGTTCTACCTCAAGGCGAACGATACGCTCCTCAAGCCATTGGATATATTCCTTCTTGCTCATTTGAACAACTTGTTAAAGATGAAATCTTGCGTTGCTAACTCGGCACGAAGGACGGGGTTGTTTACTGCCTCAAGGGCATCAATGCGGTTTTGCATTGCTTCAATACGAGCATCTTGCATCTGAATGATGGACTCGTAGGACTGGGGTGATAGATTGTAATTCATAGTGTGTTGGTTTAATTACTCAACAAACATATGTTGAAAATCTTACTCTACCAAACTCCCTCTAAAAAAAATCTTTGCGGTGTTTTTCTCCAGTTCGGGATTGTAGATGATGGTGAGCTTTGGGAAGTAGACCTTCGTATCGTCCTTCACGCCTCCCCATTCTTTGAGGGCATCCATCCCAAACTTGACTGCCATAATGCAGTTGTCAATGTCGTAGCCAAGATTAGTCTCAAGGGTTACGGCTACGCTCTTAAATTCTATTTTGTCGTATTGGTCAAGTTGCTCAAGGAACTCTGCCTTGAACTTGTCCTTTGCCTTCTTGCGTACTATCCAATGCTTACTGGCATAGAAGGTATTCAGAGAGGGTACTTTGCCTACCTCAAGGCTTATAGCCACATCGGTCAGCGAAGTGGGGGTCAAGTTCGTGGATACGCTTGAGGATTTCTTGTTCTTGTCGGAGGGCTTGTTGTCTTGAGTCATAGTTTGGTTCGCAATTAGCGAATAACATTGCAGCCTCTCGGAGAAGATTGTCAATCTTTCTTTTTGTCGCTTTGTTGGTATAGTAATGCCATTCCATCGGATTTGGGTTTTGCGGAGGAATTGTGGAACTCAAAGTATTCAAGGTGGTTAGCAGATTTATGGGCTTGATGTTCTAACTCACGCTCAAGATGAGCGATGGCTTTCTTGATGTCTTGGGTGATTGGGTTGTTTGGTTTCTTACCAGCCCGTAAAAGGTAGGTGATTGCAGTACCCAAGTTGTAGTTGTCTTCTTGGAAGTCCAACACAACATCAAAAGCCTCAATGGACTTGTACTTACCGATGTAGTATTTAGGAGTCTTCTTGCTCATCGTTAGCAAAGATATCTTTTTTTTCTTTATGTCCCTCTTCGTGATAATCTTCAAAATCATCCCAGTAGATGAAATGCCATCCCTCTTGATTATTCGCAGCCATTGTATCGTTTTGCTCGTTTTCTTGTTCTCTCTTGCTCTTCGGTTAATGGATAATCCATAAAACCAAAATGAGATAAGAATGGATTTTGGTAGTCATCGGGTTCTTCACCATTCTCTATCCTTGTCCATTTAGCTCTTAAAAGTTCTTTCCTTCCCATTAGTTACTAATTACTTAACTAAACTAATAATTATAACTATAACTAACTACTACTATAACTATAACTAATTAACTAATTATAGTTAGTTAAGTTGTAAAAAATAAGCAATTACTACTAACTGACCAAATAATTTTTAAAAAAATTCCCCATAAGGCTTTTCGCGGAATCTTTGATTTAAGAGCCTTTCTCCCATTGACCTATACGCACATACCACTCGGCTATGTTGAGTGGCTTAAAACGCACATAAAGCACCTTAAAAGAGTTTTTGGAGTACAGTTCGGATGATGACCAACAAGCATAGAATGGCAATAGTCCATCCAAGCAACCCTTCCCAACTAAATTTGGACTTCGGAGCTTGGGATTGGACAATCTTGACTTGAGTGATGGTAACCGTGTCGCTTGGACATTCGGCAGTAACAACCATTGTCTCTCCTTCCAAGTACCTAATTTCTACCTTTACTCGGTCTTGATATACGATTGTGTCCTTTTGAATTGTCAGCGTGTCGTGTAGAACTCGTTCTTTGGTTACAATTACCGTGTCCTTGACAATTACACTCTCTTGGAGATTCTTCGCACCACCGCATCCACTAACTACCGCAAGAGTCGCAATCGGGATTATCAATGCTACAAGCGGGGTTCGTAGGAATTTCTTCCAAATCATTAAGCCATTCATCAAAA